CTCATTTTTTCGCTCCTTTCAAAAAGCGCTCAATTAAGTGTCATCTAACTACAGATAGAATTATAACAGGTTACACTCAGCTTGTCAAGAGTTTTTTTCAACGAGTATTGAGCAAAAAAAAGAGCGCTCAATTGAGCGCTCAAGAGCTTGTTAGTTTTCTTAGCTTACAAGTTTTCGATTTCGTTCCAGTCTACGATCTCGAGCAATTCTGCAAAGTGCCGATGAAAGCTTTCGTTATGCATGCCGCGATAAGTGCGCTCGCCTGCCGAGCACTGCAAGTAATGAGCGAATTCGTGAAGGGCCACCATTGCAATCGCTTTTTTGCCGCGAATACTTTCAAAGCGAGCAACGGACCGCCCGGACCATCGAGATCTCTTGACAGTGTAACGCTCTTGCATAACTCGAGCGACAGTCGGGGCAACCGTGACATAGTCGCCGTATCCATTTTCGTACACGTTGTCTATGTCAGCGTAGTCGAAAACGATTTGCTTTACACTGTGTTGATAATAACTCCCGCCGTTTCGAAAAACAGTGTCCGCGAGCTTTGCGCCGTAAACGTCAGCGATGTAATTGACAACTCGCTTTGCGTATCCGTAACGATAATGAGCGTCATTCTGAGCTTTGAGTTCAGCTTGTCGTTCTTCGCTACGTTTGCGAGCGCTCGCCTTGCTGCTCAAGCTCTTGCTCTTTTGCTCGAGCTTTTGCAAATCGACGCCGCCCGTAGTCCCGACCCACTCACCAGTTTTTGTGTCAAATTTCAGTCCCATTTTTTAGCTCCTTGTGCTCGCTCAATTAAAATAACTAACTACAATGTATATAATAACAGGTTACACTCAGCTTGTCAAGGGTTTTTTTCAACGAATATTGAGCAAAAAAAAGAGCGCTCAATTGAGCGCTCGCGTTACTGCTCTTGTATTGTGTTTGTGCTAGCGGGGATCGTCGTCATTAAGCGCTTGATAGTTGCGAGCGAACCCGCAACCCTTGGGGTGCTCGCAACCTTCGGTCAGACCGTCGCCGGGCTTGCATTGGCAGCCTGGGCAAGCCTCGGGATCAAAAGCGTCGAAAACTTTGCGAGCCGCATCGGTGATTGCGTCGTAGATCTCGGGCAAAAGCTCACTCGGGTGCGTCTCGAAAAGCTCGCTCGCCATCTCGCGTCGAATATCGTCTACGCAGAAAAGAGAGTCGCTATGCTTGCTCAGCAAATCGCGAGCGAATTCCTCGAGGTGGTCGGCGGCAATGTCGTCGCTCAATTGCTCGAGCTTTTCAATTGTCGATTCTATCGACGGGTTGACCCCGCTCGAGAAACCGTACCCGCCCATAACGCTCTTGATTTGATCTGTCACGTAAGCGCTGAAATTTCTGTCGCGCGTTTCGCTTTCATACGTTTCGAGCAACTCAATTGCTTGTCCGATCAAATCTTGCGCCTCACTCAGCATATCTTTCAAATCTTGACTACTCATTTGACCCGTCATTTTTTAGCTCCTTTTTTTGTGCTCACTCAATTTGAATTGTCAATTAACTACAATGTATATAATAACAGGTTGCACTCAGCTTGTCAAGGGTTTTTTGAATATTCGTTGAAAAAAAATTATAACAGGTAGTGGAGGTCTATTGTGACTAATGAGAATGACGTTTTAAAAATAGAACAAGAGTATTCGAGCGAAACATGGGACTTGGCAATCAATCTTGCATCGGTAATCTCACGGCGGCTCGAGGCCGTGGGGCAAGGGTATCAATTCGACGGCGCTCGAGACATGTACAAGGTATTGGGGTACAAGCGCTCGCCCGAAAGCCAAGACTATGTAAACAAGTTTCTACGCCAGGATATAGCGGGGCGCATAGTCGGATTGCATCCAAAATACACCTGGAAACGCGACCCGATTCTAATTGACGGCGACGTCCGCAGCGATGAAACCGAAACGGGCGGCAGCGCTTTCATAACTCAGTGGAAAGAGCTTTCAAAGCGTCTCAAGCTTACACATAAATTTCAGCGCCTTGATAGATTGGCTCGAATAGGCCGGTACGGTGTACTGCTCATAGGAGTCGGTGACGGGCAAGATCTCGCGGCGTCAATAGAACGTGTGAGCAGCCCCGAGGCGCTTTTGTATGTCAGCCCTAAGAGCGAGCTACAGGCTACAGTACTCGAGCTTGAACAAGACTCGCAAAGCGAGCGATATGATTTGCCCATTTTGTATCAACTTGCTCGCAGCGCTGACGGAAGCAATCTCGGCCGCGGTGTCTCGACAAAGGTTCATTATTCTCGAGTTTTGCATGTGGTGGAAGACCCGCTCGACAATGAAGTATACGGGGCGCCGACACTCGAGCGTATGCTCAATAGGTTAGATGACTTGGAGAAGGTTGTCGGGGGCGGGAGCGAGGCGTTTTGGTTGAATATTCGTCGGGGTTTAGCGGTAATCGCTCGAGACGGAAACAGCTTACCCGCCAAAGGAACGGACCAATACACTGCCATGCGCGATGAGATCGACCAGTACGCCCACGGCTTGCGTCGACTGATGACTCTAATGGGGGTGGATGTGCAAGAGCTTGGCGCTGACATTGTCGACCCAAGCGGGATATTCGGTGTACTGGTTTCGTTGCTCGCAGCGAGCGCGGACATACCGCAGCGAATTCTGTTAGGCAGCGAGCGCGGCGAGCTTGCAAGCTCACAGGACGCAGAAAATTGGGCTGCTATTATCAGGGACAGGCAAGTCAATTTCGCCGAGTCAAGCATTGTACGTCCTTTTGTCGATTGGTGCGTCGAACACGGCGCATTGATAGAACCAAAAAATAACTACGAAATCGAGTGGCCTGCTGTTGTCGAGCTTGGGGAAATGAGCAAAGCCGAGCGAGCGGAGAAGCTTGCCAATGCAGTGCACACCTACACCCAAGCGCTAATACTCGGTGGGGATTTGATTATGCCGCCCGACGTTTTCGCTGAGCGATACCTTGACTTTGTTTTGCCCGAAGATATTGACGATCTCTTGAATCGTGAGGACAGAATTTTACAGCAATTCGAACCCAAGCGCGAGCCCGAACCCGAGCCGCCACCCCAACCCGAAATACCCACTGAGGAGCCGAGCGATGTGGAATGACATAGCACTAATACTCTTTTGTGCGCTTATGATAGCCGCTACATTATGGGTGATGGAGAAAAATTAAAATGGACGTTGTAAGAAATATCTCGCTCACGGCGAACCAATCGCCGGCCAGAGACCCAACCAGGACCACGACTTTGCGCGAACGATTCAGCGCTAAGGTGCGGGGTAGATTCAATGCGCTTAAGCGGAGCGGGGTCAAGCGGGTCAAGGACGATTCGCTTACTGAATCTGACAAAACCGGGGCGCTGTTTGTGGCTTACTTTTTTCCGTGGTTTGACAGAGAGTCAAAAGAAATAGTCATAGGTGACAACGGGTGGTACAAGTCGTTTGTGAATCAAGCGGCGCTCGCTGGAATTGCTCGAACCGATCTCTATATCAAGGCGATAGGCAACGAAAACGGTGCAGCGCTGACAACGCCGAGACCCGAGGACATCCGAGACATCGAGTCGTATTATGAGCGCTTTGCTGAGGGTTTAGGGGTCATACTGGCAGCGCTGACAATAGAGGCGCGTACGGCGCTCTTAAAGGCGATACAAGAGCAACAGGACGTCGCCGCAGCGCTTGCTGACAGAATAGACAAGATCGGGCGAACTCGGGGCGAGGTACTCGCCCGCACCGAGACTATATCGATTTTTAATGACGCAGCGCTAACCCGTATGGAAATGTTAGGAATCTTGTATGTCACGGCCCAGCTTGAATACGAGTTTGTGACCGCAGGGGATGAGCGGGTTTGCCCCATTTGCGCAGCGCTCGACGGAAAGATCTATGCAATCGCTCAAGCTCGCGGCGTGATACCACTGCACCCGCGTTGCCGTTGCTCTTGGGTTCCGGTGTGGCTATGAATCAGAACTTATTATTCGGTCTACTATTCGCGGGTTTGATTCTGATAAGCTGGATGGGCGGGTGGTGGATGGCCTCGCGCTACAGTCAGCAGATGGCGAACGCTTATGCTAATTTGCTCGAGCAAGTAGCAGACTTAGAAACCAACTACAAATCGATTTCGCGGGAAAACGATAAGCTCAAGGATCGATTGTCATATCTTGAGAAAAAATACGACCAAGCGATTCAAGAGCTAGCGCGCTTGAACTCGCTTTACGCTGAGGATCTTAGATAGATGACTTTCAAAGGCTTGTATATAGAGGACCAGCGTCCCGAACTCTATATTGACATTCTCAAACAGTACAATGGTATTGACTGGCAGGTTGCCACCAATGGAATCGACGCTATTGAACTCGTAAGATCTAAGCGATTTGACATTATCCTATGTGATATACGACTACCCCATATTAACGGATTTCAAATAATCCGTGAGGCACGAAAACATAGCACAAACGTTGACACCCCCATAATTGCTTTCAGCGCTTACACTGACAAGACAACGCGCCAGCGCTCGCTCGAGGCTGGCGCTGACGTGTTTGTGTCGAAGGTGACAGATTACGGCAAGCTTTATGTAAAAATCTTGAGAATGGCCGTCGCCCGCTCGGTTCAATACGAAACCAAAAGCGAATTGGATATTCTCAAACAAACGTTAAGCATACTCAGAACTCAAGCAGCCTTACACGGAGGTAGAATGCATGCTCCTGCTCATATTCAAGTCCAAATTGAGAACCTTGAAACAGAAATTCTCGAATTGGAGGAACACTACAACAATCAGCAACAGCAACGAAAACGACAGCGCAACGATTAACCCTAAAGATCCTGGCGCAAGAATGGACGAAGCGACTATAAGGCTTGTCGAGCAATTAGCGGTTCAGCGATTCATAGTGAAATATTGGGAATCGCTCGACAAGCCGCGACATATGCTCAGTTTGGCAAACGAGGAATTGGCGAATCTTATTGCGCCATCGCTACTATGGCGAACCATGTCGGGTTACAATGAAGATGATACATAACCCCTTTGAAATCATAGAACAAATCGACTGTCCTCAGTGTCATGAGCAACTAGGGCAAGTGGTTCGATATCGCGGCAAGTATTACCTGTTCGACGGGGCGGGGTTTATAATGGTCGGCTGGAAACGTTGCTCGCTTTGTACGCGGGTATACTTTTTTCAAGCGCATGAATATGTGGAAAACTTAAGCGCGGCAAACGGAAACGGAAAGTAATCTCACCTTGACATTTTACTCAACGTGTGATAGGATAAAAAGCGTACCCATTCGGAGGGGGGTCAGGCTCTTTTTTTCGCCGCCAACTTGAGTCGGCCCTCACTCTCCTAACTTATTTGAGATAATTTTATGATGGGGGGCGGCGATTCTCGAGTATCGACAATCGCCGCCCCCGACGATAGAACAGAAAAGTATTAGTGGGATTTGATCGCTCACACCGCAGCCTTAGAGGGCTGGTGTGAGCTTTTTTTTTTGCGCTTAGAGGTCAGCATAGCAGCCCCGCCCCATAAAGCTCTTACAAGCGGCGTCAGCCGGGTTAGAAAGGAGACAGATGAAAGCTCAATTAATCAAAATACTTTTACAGCCGGTTCTGATTGCGCTGGCAGCGATCGTGTTAGTTTTTTTTACTGTCAGTACAATCGACAAGCAGGTCGAGGCAGCGCCCCAGGCTCAGTTTACAACGTCAAAACCGTTATGGAGGGTACTCGACACAAACGGCGACGGAACAGGCGTCACGAATGCTATCAGTAGCACTACCCCTCTTACTTTCTACATAGAACCCCCCGCGGCGACAGTCTACAACATAGAGCGATTTCAAGCGGTGATTGACGACTTGACGGTCAACGCCGACGACGCGTACGGCGCCGAGACGCTTACGAACGGTCTGGTTATTCGCTTTACGTCAGCCGGGACGGTCTACACGCTCACAAACGAATTGCCCATCAAAACTAACATTGGATGGGAGCGAATATGTCAAGTAGAACAGAGCGGCGAGACGGTGCAAAATAACCAGTTGCGCGCAACGTGTGATTTTTTGGGACGTTCGTTAAGATTAAACGGCGACAGTAACGACAGGCTCGAGGTGGTTGTTCAAGATGACTTGAGCGGACTCGACAATCATTGGTTTTCTGTCATAGGGTACACAGAATGATAACCAGTACACTTAGAATCAACAGCGATGCAGTGCGGCGCCATTCTCACACGGACGGCCGCGAATATCTCATTGTCGAGTCGATTCTTATTAGGGAAGGGGTACTCAACGGCGCTTTTGTTCCGGGTGAGGAAATCGCTCACTACTATCAGTCCTGGGCGGGACGTCCCGTAGTGCTGGACCACCCGCAAGAGTCGGGGAAATACGTCAGCGCAAACGATCCTAATATTGACGTAGCAGCATGCCCCGGAAAGCTCTATAACATACAGTTTGATTCAGCGAGCGCAGCGCTGAAAGCTCAACTATGGATTGACATTGAAAAGGCTGAAAGTATTGGGCCGCGTGCTATGTCGGTTCTTGAGCGATTCGAACAGGGTTTGCCCGTTGAGGTTTCGACAGGATATTTTGCTGATTACGAAATGACTTCCGGGGAATTCGACGGGGTAGAATATGACAGAATAACTCGAAATATCATTCCCGACCACCTCGCCCTATTGCCAGACTCTATCGGCGCTTGCTCTTGGGCTGACGGGTGCGGCGCACCCCGAGTGAATCAGTTGGATTCGACCAGTGCTTTTATTTCGTTTTATCTCGACGGTCAGCAAGCGCAGCAACTAGCAGCGCTCAGCGAGTCGTTCGATCAAGAACCAGCCGCGCTACAGTACCATATCACGCTCGCCTATTTGGGCGAGACAGGTGAAGTAGCGGCGAGCGAAAATCAACTACTCGAGTCACTTGCTGGATTTGCTAAGTACTCGCCTATCGTTCGAGCAACCGCCAACGGCATTGCTCGATTTCGTGGCGAGGAAACCCGAGATCCCCTTGTGGCGCTTGTCGATTCGACATCCCTGCTCGAGTGGCGTCAATCTCTTGTGTGGTGGATAGAGGACGTAGCCTATCCCGTCTCGAGTCACGCTTTTACGCCGCATATCACGCTTGGATACATCGACGCTGACGACGGCGTCACTTTCAACGCAGCGCCCGACATAGATCTTGTTTTCGACAGATTGGCGCTAACCTACAATGGCAAAATAACCTATTTCCCACTGCAAGGCGAACCCGCTGAACTCGAGACCTTGCAAGAAAAAAAACAATCGCCCCAGGGACATGAGCAAATGATACACCCCTTAAAATCGCTCATAACAAATCTAATGCAACATGCAAAAAAAATAGTGACAGGAGACAATGATATGAATCGTCAAGAGGCTGTCGCGGCCCTGACCGCGAACGGGTGCAAATTGTCTAAACAAACGTTAGAAAAAATGGATGATGACACCCTACAAACTCTTGCGGCTGATTACGAAAGGCTAGCCGCAGATGGCGAACAGGAGGAATCGCAACCCCCGTCCGAGCCGGATGAGCAAGTCCCTGACGGCGAGGCTCGAGAGACAGAGGGCGACGAATCCGAAGCGCCGAAGAAGGATGAGAATATGCCCGAATGGGCAAAAGCGCTAGCGGAAAAGGTCGACCAGATTGACTCCGTGTTAAGCGGAAACGCTCAGCGCGAGCGCGAGGAAAAAATCGGGCAATTGCTCAAAACCCAAACGGTTTTCGACCGCGAGGATCTCGAGGCTATGCCTCAATCAGCGATCGATAAGCTTGTGGCGAATCAGACAAGAGCCAAGGGTGACTACTCGGGACGGGCCGCGGGCGCAGGAATGGGTGCGGTGAACTCGAGCGGGTGGATTTCCTGGCAAGATTACGTTAAGCGTCAAAACCAAGAGCAGGAGGTTCAGTAATGGCAGCAACGAAACCGAATACAATCATTCTTAAACTTAATGGGGGGAATACCGACGCCCGTCCTGTGGACGATTCTTACACCCCGGCGAGCGCCATCACCCCCGGCGAGGTAATCGAATTCGCAACAGCAACCACTATGCAAGCGCAATCCACTGCGGGTGATGCCGATGCGATGATGGTGGCGTTGGAAGACCCGTATATTCGGCGAGGTCACACGACCGACGACACCATTGACCACGACTGGGCGACGACCCAAAAGGTGCGATGGGCTTACCTACAGCCCGGCGATGTTTTTTATGGGTTTTTGGCCGCAGGAGAAAGTGTCACCCGAGGCGCTCCGCTGGAATTCGACGGCGCCGGCGGCTTTCAAGCCGAGACCACCGGAACGGTTGTCGCGTACGCTGAGGAAACCAAAGACAATAGCGGGGGCGGGGCCAGCGTCCGCATTCGAGTGAGGGTAAGATAATGACAGAACAAACTGACATCAAAATTGCAACCCCGAGCGCCTATCTCGGAAGCGCACCTATAGAGGTTAATGAAAGAGATCTCACCGTCAAGGTCCGCACCGAGCGGGGTTTAGTTGTGAATAGTCTGCTCCGGGCAGATGAATGGGCGCGCCTGACCGAGACCGTTCAAAACGAAGGGGTGTCGCGCCTTAACGGGGTTGCTCACCTGACCGCACGAAATCTTGTCTATCAGGTTAACTCCCTGGGTGTGCTATCGACTGAATGGTCACAAGTAACCGAAATGACCGCGGCTGATGTGTCCATGACGGGGCAAGCGCAAGCCGAGCGCGGTCGGGTCGAGTTTACGCAGGTTGGGCGTCCGTTACCTATCGTTTCCAAAGAGTTTATGATCCCCACCCGACAGTTGGAAGCGTCCCGATTAATGGGCAATCCGCTCGATACGATTCACGCTGGCAAGGCCGCTCGAGTCGTTGCTGAAAAGCTCGAGGATATGCTTTTTAACGGCGAGTCCAACGTAGTGTTCGACGGATACACCCTATACGGGTACACCACCGAAACCAACATCAATAGCGACACTGCGGCTAATTACGGCGGGGGTGACTGGGGCACTGTCTCGAATATCGTTCCGACGATCTCGGGTATGATAAACGCAGCCCACGGCGATAATTTCTTCGGCCCATTTGTTTGCTACGCGAGCACTACCCAATTCAATCAAGCGAGCTTGTCTTACTACACTGACGGATCCGGGCAAACCCCGGCGCAGCGTATTCGAGCGCTTGATGGGATCGACGCATTTTACCCGTCCGACACCTTGACTGATGGGTACATCCTGCTTGTGCAAATGACAAGCGACGTTGTCGATTGGGCAAGGTACACTGACATTTCCGTGGTCGAGTGGATGAGCGCGGACGGTATGGTCGGGTTCTTTAAGGTGATGGCCGTCGCAGCTCCTCGGGTCAAATCTGATGGTGCGAGTCAGTCGGGTATCGTCCTGGCGACCGGCGCATAAGCTGAGAAAGAAATAGACAAATGAAAAAACAAACATATCGGGTGCGCCCAGGCTATCACTACGGCATTGGGAACAGGTACGGGCCCGGAGACATTGTCGAGCTTACCAAGCACGAATTCGGATCTCAGCATGACCGACTCGAGCTTGTGGCCGACGATGAAAAGCCGCCCAAGCCGCCCCCCGCCGACGCTGACCCGCTCAAGAGTATTAACACGCTCAAGGAGTGGCTCGAGACGAACCCTGACGCGGCTGACGTTCGCAATTTGCTCGCACAAGAGCAAGACGGACGCAACCGACAAGGCGCGCTCGATTTGCTGACTGATTACTTGGAGGTAGGTAGCGATGGCTGACAAGTTCCTGAAAAATTTCCAACAACTTGACCCCGCCGATTTCACCGACGCACTACCCGGCATGTCCATCATTGCCCCGCTGACGTATGCAAGCGCAACCCAAACGATCGGGACCGTTGCTGCAAGTTCTGTCATCACCAGTGTATATGTTGTGCGCACTACCGCTTGGGACGCTATAACAACGTTCGAAGTTGGGAAGTCCGGTGATACCGACTGGCTTGCTACTACGGTGCAAGCGAATGTCAACGGCGCGATCGATGCGGGCGAGGCTGGCGGCGTTGAGGCAATCAGCGCCAACAAGGTAGTGACAAGCGACACCGACATTGTCGTTACCTTAGCACAAGGCGCGGCAAGTCAAGGCGTGGGTTATGTTGTCGTAAACTTTACGGAGTTGGTGCGATGATAAAATCAAACAACGTTCGTTACAGAATTTTCGCGCTCCTTGTTCCGGTCCTGCTTTTCTTCGGAGCACTGATGCTAAGCTTGGTTTTGTTGCGCGGCTTGCAACAGTTTGACCACGCTCATGCAGCCCCGCTCGAGGGTCGGACGCAGCAGAATGTAGTCGTAAATTGGTCTCCGCAAACTACGCAGCTTAGCGGGACGCAAACGATTACCCCGGAGCGCTCCTTGCTCATTGTCGAGCCGCCGCAAGCTTTGACTGTTACTCTAGGTGAGGGAATCGAGGGAGACCAGCTAATTATAGTAAGCGATGTCACCACGGCAACTGTCGTTTCCAGCACTAATACGACGCTCGCGGCCAACGCAACACTTGGGGAAAATGACGTTTTGAAATTTACATATATCGGCGACCAATGGGTCGATGAATACACCCAAGACAACTAAACAACCTGTATAGAATACTAGACAACTAGACAAGTAGACAATAGGTGAAGGCGCGTGGCTTTTACGTACCTTAACGAACTTTCAACTAACACGGACAAGATGCGATTACTCATTGGGGACACCTCCGAAGATTCGGGGGTGCGCCCCGATGGGCGCAATTTCAGCGATGAGGAACTGGCCTATTTTCTGAGCACAAAAGGGCGCTTAACTTGGGCCGTTGCTCTTGCGTTCGAGACGCTCGCAAACGAGTGGTCAAGCGCGGCAATATCGGAGAAACAAGGCGACCATTCTATTGACGCAAAAGAGGTGGCAAAGCAGTATAGCGAGCGCGCTAGCGAGTGGTATCAGAAAACTGACATCACGGAGCAGGGTGGGGCAATTGGTCTGCAAGTTTGGAGCGAATATGACTCCACTACAACGCACTACGATTCGGACCACGCATGAGGCTTAGATCGAAATTACAAAAGCAGCGAACCACAAAAACCGTTGACATTATTCGTCCGAAATATGACAGCGGAACGGGAACATATTCTGATGTCACGCTTTACACAAACCTGATTGCAATTTGGCAACAGCAAGTCAAAGAGGACGTATCCGACGACTGGGGGCGCACCACGCGAACCGTCGATATATTTCGGTTCGAGCGCCTCAAGTCGACGGGTGCGCTTCCGAACATATTACCCGATTATGTTATCAACGAAATAGCAACCGGAAATCGATACAAGATTCTTAATGTCGCGAACTTGTCGGGCATGAATGATTGGCTACGCGTCGAGGCCGAGATCTTCGCAGTGCCAGCAGGAGACTAATGACCGTATCATATCGCAGCGCACAAGAGTATCAGCGCAGGATAGGCCGTTTCACCCGGCTCATGCCGTCTGTAGTTAATCGCGTGGCGGGGCGATGGGCGCAAGCCCGGCGAGCGCAGTTAAAAAGCACTAAGTACCCTCCTAAGTTGCCCGGCCAAGTTTACGTTCGAACCGGGCGGCTCGCGAATTCGTGGGGTGTGCTCAGCAAAGGAAACCTCGAGTGGGTTATTCGTAACACTGCGAACTTTCGGGGAAGATACTACTCGGGTTATGTCGTCGGTCGGGGAAAGCAGGCGGCGATTCACTTGGGCCGATGGTGGGTGGCCGAGGACATAGTCGAGGAACGAATCGGCGAACTCGAAAATAAATTACTTGAGGATCTAATTGAACTTTTAAGATGACCAAATCACTTAATGATGCATACGCAGCGACAAAGCGAATAGCACTGACAATCAACGGTCTTAACGATCCCGGAGCCACACAGCCTAGCGATTTGCAACAGTCAGGGACATTCCCGTTTGTGGTGGTCGGGCCGGGAACCGGAAACTTTGGACCGAGCGCTCGAGACCAGCAAGCGCAAGAGCATGAGATAACGCTCGAGATACATGCTCCAATGCGGCAATTCCCAAAGCACTTTGACGAATTGAAAGCGTACGGCGACACGGTAGCGAGCACCTTTTTAAGCTCAACTAACGTTGTTCTGCCCGACAGCGACGGCGACGCAACAGTGAGCCAAATCACAAACTTGTCATACAATTTTGGGCCGCTCGGGTACGGAACGTTCGAAACCTATGGGTGGTCCTTTACGATTACGGTACGGCTCAGAATACCGTAAAGGAGACGGATAATGCAAGGTGGAATGCATCTAGTACAAATCGGAACGCAAGCGAGTTTGGCTGGCGGCGAGGTCGCCGCCACGTCAGTTTTGAGAATGAAAGGCTGGATAGACGAAAGCGACACCGAGACCGAGTATCCTCCCGAGGCTATCGGTATCATAAGCGGACAGGGTCGGCACGCGATCAAAAAGAAAAGCGCTACACTCGCGCTCGAGGAAACCCCTGTCACTTTCGAGCAATTGCCCATCTTTCTGGATGGGGCGCTCGAGGCTGAAACGGCGACGCAGGACGGCGCGGGAACCGATTACATTTGGCTCTATACGCTTCCTTACTCGACAGCAACCTCACCGGGAACGAATTCGTTCTACACCGTCGAGGTGGGGGATGAGCAACAGGCGCGAATTATGACTGGTTGCTTCACAGAAAGCTTGACGATAACGGGCGCGGGTGAAGCAGGATGGATGTATACGCCCGTACTTCGGGGCCGGCCTGGGGGGAATACCACGTTCACCGGGGCTGTCTCGATCCCGACTGTCGAGGACGTCATTTTTTCCCGGACCAAGCTCTATATTGACGACGTCGGAACGGGCTTCGGAAGCACCCTTGTGAGCGAGCCTTTTCTTGAATTCGAGCTAACATGGGAAAACATACGCCGCGCTATTTGGGCGGGTGCGGGTCTGGACCAGCCCTACTATTCACACGTTCACTATACCGGGGCCGACCAACTCAGCTTGACTTTTACACTGTCGCATGAAAGTGTAGCCGCGGCCGAAATAGCGGTCAGAGACGATACCGATTTGATCGGGAAGCCTCGAGCGATTCGACTGGTGGCCGAAGGCGAAACCGTCGCCACTCCGGGTACAACTTACAGTAAGAAAACAATCATAATCGACTTGGCGGGTACGTTCAACGAGGCAGGAGAATTCAGCGAGGACGACGGGCTTGTCCAGTACAATTTTAACTTTATGAATCATTACGACGCGACCCTTGGCGAGCGGGGATCAATAACCGTTGTCAACGAACTAAGCGCATTACCCTAGACTAGAAAGGCTCATATGACTACCCTACCAACGGCAGATAGAACAAAAGTTTTTCGGGGAATTATGCGCTACTGGTCACAAGAGCGCTCAACTATATCGGGCATAAACAAAAGCGACTTGCAAAGCGCAATCGACGCAACAGACAATTGGATTGACCAGAATCAGGCAGACTATGTAGCGAGCCTACCCGCCACGTTCAGAAATAACTCAACGCCCGCTCAGAAAATTTTGCTCTTTTGCGTAGTGGCTACAATGCGAGCGAGCGCAGCGCTTGCGCAGCGCTTGATAGGGGGGTTAGATTAATGGCTAGCGGTGATGCGGTAGTCCAGGTTTTACAGATAATCCCCCCCGGCGCGAGCGCGGCAACTATCGACACTCGAGCAGGTGGCTCGACTCCTGCGGAAGCGCTTTTAGTTTACGATTTCGACGCAAGCTCGGATGAGTATATGGATTTTTTGTGCAAGCTCGAGGGCTACGGCAGCGGGGGTCTCACCTTTACGCTTCCGTGGTCAGCAAGCAGCGCGACAACGGGACAAGTAAGATGGGAAATAGCTATTCGCAGATTTGCGGATGACGCCGAAGATCTCGACGGCGCCCACACTTACGATTACAATGCCGTGAGTGACACGGCCCCGAGCGCGTCGGGCGAGATCTCATACCCAACCGTTACTTTCACAGACGGCGCAGATATGGACTCTTGGGCTGACGGCGAGCTAGCGATAGTGCGGGTGCATCGCGACTTTGACCACGCCGACGACGGCATGACTGGTGACGCCGAACTGTGGGGGCTGCTAGGACTCGAAACCTAAAAAATGTCGCGATTATTTGACGATGCGAGCAGCGAATACCTTCGCTCGACCTCCACCCCGCTAACGGCCGCGCCCCTGACGTTCGCCTGCTGGTTTTACGCCGACGCGACCGTGGGTGCGCAAGCGGTTTGCATCAATTCCTCAGGCGCGAACCGCTATTTCGCGATTGACATTTGGAGCGATAGCTATATCAGTGCAACCACCCGCCAAAGCTCGGCAACGTTCGCGACCGCCACAACCACCTACAGTACTAACACGTGGCATCATGCTTGCGCTGTTTTCGCAGCGTCGAACGATCGGAGAATCTATCAGGACGGGGGGAATAAGGGAACCGATACGGGCAACCAATCGCCCTCAAGTATCGACGGAATAACACTCGGGTCAAACTTTGTCAGTGGCAATCCCGCGGCTCACTTTTCCGGGCGCTTGGCCGAGGTTGCATTTTGGGACGTTGCACTGACGGATGATGAGGCGGCGGCGCTCGCTACAGGTATTCGCCCTATTTATGTTCGCCCGTCTGGTCTGGTTGCTTACTGGCCGCTTATTCGAGATACGGACCAAGATTTTGTCGGTGGCTACAATCTAACACCGCTTAATACCCCGACCGTAGCGGACCACCCGCCAACAGTCATCTATCCCGTACCGCAGTTTAAGCTTGTACCGTCCGCAGCATCCCCCGTCAGTGTCACGCTTAGCACAATAACGCTCGCCTCGAGCGCTGAGACCTCGACAGTGTCACCCGGAGCGATTGCGATTCTGCTCAGCGCTATATCGCTCGCGGCGAGCGCTGAGACGGCGACGGTAACGCCCGGAGCGATTGCGGTTCTGCTCAGCGCTATATCGCTCGCCTCGAGCGCTGAGATCTCGACAGTGTCACCCGGAGCTATAGCGGTTCTGCTTAATGCGCTGTCGTTAAGCTCGAGCGCTGAGACGGCGACAGTGTCACCCGGAGCGATTGCGGTTCTGCTTAATGCGCTGTCACTTACTGCGAGCGCTGAGACGCTGACAGTAGAAACCGTAACAGCGATTCTCCTGTCGACACTTAGCTTAAGCTCGAGCGCTGAGACGGCGACGGTAACGCCCGGAGCGGTTGCGGTTGCGCTTAATGCGCTGTCACTTGCGGCGAGCGCCGAGACGCTGACAGTAGAAACCGCAATAGCGATTCTCCTGTCGACACTTAGCATAAGCTCGAGCGCTGAGACGGCGACGGTAACGCCGGGGGCTGTTGCGGTTCTGCTTAATGCGCTGTCACTTACTGCGAGCGCTGAGATCTCGACAGTGTCACCCGGA